CAGCGATCCATAAAATACGGAACGGCGTTAAGATTTTGATTTGTAAATGAGGTTCCCCGCTGCCAAACCTGCATCGCTGAGTTTAAGATTGGATTGGCATTGACAGGTGCTTGATAGCGAAGTCCTGTTGAAGTGGAACTATCTGCTACGAGTGTCTCGCCGTTGTTGCCAACTGCTAGGCGTGCCGGTGTATCGGCTGCTGTAGCTGTAATTAAATCGCCCTTTGCATCGACGATCGTATTCTGGATAGCGTTAGCATCGTCGGAAGTAACCCAGACGAAGTCCATATCTGTATTCGAGTTCTTGCTTAATACCTGTCCGCTGGTGCCGCCCTTGAGATCGACCAGCGAGGCATCGATAGAATCTCCTAATGCCTCGATAGCCGTAGCTCCATCTTTGACCAGATCGGTCGAAGTTGGAACGGGCCAGTTAAAGTTCGGGGTAACCGTTGCCATTATGTCAAACCTCCAAATGCGTTTTCCCACTCAAGTGTAGCGTTTACACCTGTCCAAATGAGGCTAGGCGGGCTTACTGTGTCCCACTGTGGCGCAACCAGTGAGAAATCTGTAGGGCTGAGCGTGAGCGTAATGTCCACGAATTGAGGCGTGGCACGGATGGCGAAGCCCTCTAAGAATCCATTAAAGGACCCGTTAAACATATTGATGGGTAAGTCATTGATAACGATCGGCTCGCCAAAGAATACGTTAATGAGCTTATTGCGCTCGGCATCAGGCAGGTCTGGGTTATCCAGGCGGAAAGTAATACTTTGTAGCTGCTCGCGTGGGATAGCCCGAAGGCCCAGTTCGCGGTCCATTACATCCTCAACGTCGGTTAAGTTGTGAAGGTTAGAGCTAACGCTGCGCTGGTACCGGCCGTACGTGGCGATAGAGGCGGCATCCAGGGCTGTGGCCTGATTGTTGTAATTGTTGCCATAATTGAACACCAGGGAATTGCGAATCTTGCCGATCTGTAAAATAGATTTAACCGTTGTCGGTACCGCGTAATTGGCAGACAGCGTGGTATACCCATTCGCCGATAGATACGCGGTTCTATGATCTCCATCGGCATAACAGACCCGGCCAGCCTTATCCTCGTACATATTTCCGAGTGCGCTTTGTGCGATCTGAGCGCAGAGGTTGTAGCTGCTAAACGGATCGGCCGAGCGTGAGATCATCTCGTAAAGGCCCGGCTGGTCAATCTCGCCCAAGCCCACGTTCTCGGCATTGGCCCAAGTGGTCGTAGGGTCGTAATCCTGCCATTGTAGGGCCGGGGCTACCTCATTCCACGAGTTAATTAATAGCTCGTTTAGAATGTCATAGATCTGATCGCCGTCGTAGGTCTTTGGTAGGGCATCCGGGAACAAGGCCTTGGTCAATTTAGCCAGGGAACCGACAGCCAATATATTACCGATTGTTACAAACCCGACCTCTTCCGGTGAGCGTACGGATATGCCAAAGTCCGATACGGTGCCACCGAATACGGGTACATACGTGCCGGAGCTGTTCTTTAGCTCTAAAGTCAAAATATCGGTAACGTCAATATCGAAAGCCGTATTGTTTACGTTTACGATCTCCATACGGGCATAGCCGGCGTTGCACTGCAGATCGATATCGTCGCGACCCGTTGCCATATTTACGCTCAGTACGTTGGTGTACACCGTCGTACCGACGGTTATACGCCATTCGGGCAGCCAGGCGCTCACGCTATATACATCCCGGAGCCGCGATTGACGGACGTACCGCGATAACTGGATTGGTTAAGTACGTCCTCAACCGCACGAGCGATTGCTTCTGGGTCACCAATACCAGACTCGATTTTAACGTTTATATTAGTTGTAGCGTATTGGCCTAGCGGTCCAGACATTAGTGCCGCTTCGTCGGCTGCATTTTGTAAATCTAATAAATCAGCAAAGGCATTAGCTCGAGCTGCAGCCGAGTCAGCGTATTCTATGATTGCATCAATAGAGCCGCCCTTGGTACTAATGGGCGCAATATAATCGCCTGGCGTAATACCGCTACCAAGCGAGCCGCTTGTCGGTACTCCTACCTTGCCCAATAAGTTTATATATTCTTGTAACGCCTTGAGTCGTGCATCGTCTGCTGCCTTTTGCGCTGTGGCAACCCGGTCGATCATATTTAACTCTTCGGATTCGCGAAGCTTGGCCAGGGTAGAAGCAGCGTTTGAAGTCTTGCTAAGTGAGGCAAGCTTGGCGATTTCTGTGAGTTGAATCTGTACGCGCTCGCTGTAACTTTCCTTAGCAGCCAATTCACCGGCAGCGGTAATGGCAGCGTTGTATTTACCGAACGCTATCTGGCGAGCGTTTTCCTTATCGCCTTCGGCCATTTTAGACTTATCGATCGCGCTTAATTCATTTAATAGCTGCGTATTAATAGCCAATAGCGCGGCATCGCTAATCTGCTTGATGCCAGCCAATTTAGCCAGATCAGCGTTCTTTTGGAAGGTAGCCAGTTCATTAATCTTTTTGAGCGCCAGTTCGCCGTTCTCGTCCTCGATGGCCATAAGCGCTTCAAGGCGTAACAAGGTCTCCTTGTCATAGGTTGCCTTTAACGCCGCCGCGATAGATATACGGGTTGTATCAAAGACTGCAGCCGCCTTGCTTAAAGCTAACTTATTCTTTTCGGCTATCTGGGCTTTCTTTTGTAATGCGATTAATTCCTTTTGACGCTTTAAGGCTTCCTTGTCCATCTTGGACTTTTCAATATTGGCCTGGATGTTTTTAATATCCTGCGGTACGCCTTGAGGGAATCCACCCTGACGGCCAAGTAATTTATCCACTTGAGTGCGTAGGTTGCCAATAGATAACTTACCTAAGCGATTTTGTACGGCCCGGCTAACGTTGTCGAGGACACCTGCACCAGGCAAGTTAGAGAATAGGTTGCCTAAATCTTTACTTAGTACGGCGATATTAGTAACCAAGCCTGAGATTGAATCAGCAGCATTGTCTACCTTGTCGATCAACTTATCCATACCACCGGATGAAGTGCCAAGCGCAGATACTAAAGACTGGCCGATCTGTTCGCTAGCCTGTTCAGCCGCGATCTTAAGCTTGTTAAGGGAACCCTGGTATGAGTCAGCCGCCTCTTTAGATTGTCCGGCGTATTGCGCTGCAATTAACTTCTCAATTTCTAAATATGATTTTGAGGCCAATTCGGCATTGGTTAAACCCAGGTTTAATTGCTTGAGGCCCTTGTAATTACCCACATACGCCTGGCTTAATATTTTAGTTGCCGAGGCTAAATCCATACCCGTACCGGCTGAAATATCCAGCGCGGTGTTTAGAAGTGACTGGGCTACGGTTGTCGATCTGGTCTGTTGAGCCAATTCAATAAAGGAAGGCTGTAGCTGATCGCGATTGATGCCTGTAGCTCGTTCAACCGCATCGATATAACCTTCGGCCTCTGCCGTTGCAAACGAGAAGCCGAGGTTACGTAAAGCGGTATCAAGGCGCTTGGCTTCGGCTATCTGTTCACCGTATGCCGATACGGCTTTCTTTGAATAGCTCAATAAGGCAGCAGCGCTAAAGGTTACGCCTAGCGTACGGCCAAGGCCTTTGACCGTTTTACCAAAGGCATTGATCTGCTTCTCGCCCTTGGTGAGCGCCTTGCCGTTCCATTCGGCTGCGGCGGTAACTAATAGGTTAGGTAGATTGGCCATTATGCAGCCTTCCCGTATCGGCCCTGATTAAAGTTTTCGATCGTTTTCAGGATGGCCATAACGACCGCATCCTGGGCCTTGCCGCGGTCCTCTTTCCAAGCTCTAAAAATCATACGGCCACGCTCGGCTTGTTTGTCACCGTAGAGCGGACCCATTCGACTGATGAAGTGAGCACCAGCGCCGGGATTGTTTGAGCGGCTATTAGGATCTCCGCCTGGATTCTTACGGCCAGCGGTTTCATAGATTGACCCGGCAGCGGATTTGTTCGCCACGTAATACAACGCTTGCCAGCCGTTCTTGTTGCGCTTGCTTGGTGCCTGTGAATAAAAGATACCCTTCTTGGCTTGTTCGGCATCGTACAACGGGAACATACGCAAGCGGCCTTCGGTGTTAAAAGTTCTAAACATAGAATTACGTGCAGTAATTTGTTTACCGCGTGAGCCCTCGGCCCACATATAAAGATTGTCTGGTTGTGGTGAAGGCGCAAAGCCGCGAGCCTTATCCCGGATCGGAATCATAGCTGCGCGGACTTCGGCGTTCATCTCTTTAAGCATTTCGGGATCAACCTTACGGAGCATTTTAACCGTTTCGCGTACGCCTTTTAGAGCGACTGGCATTTTCGGCCTCCTTGGCTTGATCGTTTAATACCTGTATTAACGTGTCGTACATAGTTCTATCGAGATCCAATATCGCTTGAGGCGCGACCCCGAGCCGTATAGATAACTGGGCTATCTGGTACGTCCGGGTATCGCGCCCTAGCTTAAAGGTTGCTCATCGTATAAAACGTTCACCTCTTTTAATGAATCGAGGAAATCAACGCCGAACATCTTTACTGTCTCGCCTGATGCCTTTAGACATTCCCAAGCCAGGTAGTACAGATCGCCCTGCTTTTCATCCTCGCGAAAGGCTTTATGAAAGCCCTTCTTTGTATGTAGCTCGAACAGGTACTCAATACGCGGCGTAATGTCGTGCTCACTAACCTCGCCTGTAGCCCTTGTTATTTTGAGTCTGTACATAGTTTGCCCCTTGTCTGGTTGGTTATACGGTTGTGTCTACAACGATTGGAGAGTTGCAGGTAAAAGTGATCGACTGGGTTGAGATATCCCCGACGGCTCCGTTGATGTCGGTGGTGTTGTTTACCAGAACCGTAGTTTGGTACTCCGGATTGGTTGCCGAGATAGTTGCGCTTGTTTGCTTTAGCGTTAGAGGCACTGTAGTACCCCAGGCACCTTGCAAAGTCTGCAAAACTTCGGAAGTAGCTGTGTCATTCAGAAAGTCCAGAGTCACGGTTGAGGTCTCCAGTCCCTTAGTAAAACGCCGACTGGGATCTCCCATCGCTGTGACTTCGAGCTCCTCAAAGACTCGGTTAATTGTTGCGCTTGTTACGTGATCGGAAAGGTCTACCGAGTTAAGGGTTACGACCACTCCATTTGATAAGAATACGGCCATCGCCTATTCCTCGCTTTCGGTTGTTGGTGTTGGTGTTGGTGTCTTTGCTTTTGCTACTTTGACCGGTTCAGGCTCGTCTACGATCTGCCCGATCTTTCGCAAAAACTTTAGATCGTCCTCTGTGTATGCCATTGTCAGCTCCAGCTCGTGAGTATTGAGATATTGAAATCGGCAGTTAGCAACGTTCCACTTTGCACCTCAAGTACTGATGGAGCCGACATACTGCCAATATTCATAACGATATTTGATGAGGCTAATTTATTAAACACAGCAACCGCCAAGGTCTCGATACCGTTAAGGTTGCCCTGGTTATCGAACATCGGTACCGTCATAATAATTTTGAGGTTAGCAAGCGGCGCAATAGTCGCGTATGTATTGTTACTTGGCGTAATGTAATTATCCGCCGGCGCCACGATTACAGAGTTGGCCGTGATTGTTGGCGGTGGAAAACTAAAGGTATTCCAAGCGTTCGGGTTAGCCAAAGCGGCGGCTACCGTAGCTCGTAGGGTTGTAATCGGTGCGGTCATCAGCTACCCGATCATACTGTTTGGATTTTGGTACCCGGCGATGAGGCCTCTGATCTTGCCGATCATTGAATTACCCATCCGGTACGGTGAAGGACTGAATCCATCGATTGATACGCCACCGGTCTGACTGACCTGGCGAGCTTGGAATATGTCTACAGCCAGAATCATCGCGGCCTCACGTACAGCCGGGGTAGTCGCGTAGCTGTTTGTCTTTGTATCCACACCCTCGGCCTTGCCGTATGG